CGATGCGGAGCGTTCTAGCGGCATCCTGGCGCGGCTGCGGCGGCTTGGCAGTCCTAGCCGCCATCGGGCTTCGCCTTGTCGACGATAACGCGCTCGATGCGCGAGAGCTCAAGAGGCCCGCCGTCGGCACCCGTGATTTCGTGCCGCTCGGTCTCGCGCCAGCGAGCTTGCGTTTTGAGGAAAAAGATTGCGCTCGTCGTGTCGCCGGAGAGCGCCTTTTGCACAAGACCCTGGGCGACTTTGCCGATGGCTTTCGCCTTTCCCCTTTTGTAAGCCTCAAGAATCGTGGGGTCGCGCTCGCACATGGCGGTAAACGTGTTGTGGCAGATGCCGAAATAAGCGGCCATTTGCTCGGTCGAAAGGAACGCCGCGATCGTCTCAACCTCGCCGCGTTGCTTGTCGGTGAGCGTCTTCGCCGGGCGTCCTGCTTTGCCGTTGGCCATCACGCCACCCTAGCAGATTCGCGCGTCGCCTGCTTGCCGGTGAACTGTTCCCAACGCTGGACGATGACATCGCAGTAGGCTGGGCTGATTTCTAGCCCGTAGCACTTGCGGCCCAGTTGCTCAGCGGCGATGAGCGTGGATCCGGAGCCGCAGAACATATCTAGCACGATCGCGGCCTTGTGATTTTTTAGCGCCTTTGCCGCTAGGGCAATCGGCTTTTGCGTTGGATGAAATTCATTGATGCCGTCTCGGTCTTGGCTCCAGACAGTTGCCTCCGTTGTTTCTCCGCACCACCGAAGCGTCGAGCCTCGCGGTTTAAAATACAAACACGGCTCGTGCCTTTGCTTGTACTGAGCGTTCATTGCTGCGTACGTTGCGTTTGTTTTGTGCCAGATGATTAAGGCGTGAACCTCGCATCCGTTGTCGTGGACTGCGTTGTAAACATCGCGAACCTTTGAGTCTGAAAACCACATGTAGCACGGACCGTCCACGACAGACAACGCGACAGGCAGGAAGTCGTTGTAGATTTGCGGCGTGCTATCGTTCTTCAGTTTTTCGCGATTGTTTTTCTGAACCGTGCCGTCTTTTTGAAACTGAATTCCTCCGCTGTAATCAACACCGTATGGCGGGTCTGTAAACATCAGATCCGCCTTCGCCCCCGCCATCAGCCGCGCCACATCCTCAGCCTTCGTCGAGTCGCCGCAGAGCAGCCGGTGATCTCCGAGCGTCCACAGGTCGCCGGGCTGCGTGGTCGGCACAACGGGCGGCTCTGGCACCTCGTCGGGGTCGGTCAGGCCCTCGGTGCCTCCTGGCGTCAGCGCAGCAATCTCGCCCTCGCCGAACCCGGTCAGGTCGAGGTCGAATCCCAGCTCGCCAAGCTCGCCAAGCTCGAGGGCGAGAAGCTCGTTGTCCCACTCTGCGAGCTCTGCCATGCGGTTAACCGAGATGCGGAACGCCTTCACCTGCGCGTCGGTGAGGTCGTCGGCGAGCACGACGGGCACCTCGGCGAGCCCGAGCTTTCGCGCGGCCTTCAGCCGCAGGTGTCCGTCGACGACGAGGCCGTCGCTCTTGGCGATGATAGGCACGCGGAATCCAAACTCCTTGATGGCAGCGGCCACCCGGTCAACGGCGTGGTCGTTCTTGCGCGGGTTGCGCGCGTAGTCGATGAGCCGTTCGAGCGGCCAGAGTTCGGTCTTCACGGTTTTTCTTTGTAGCACGATATTTTAAAAATCTCATGATTCTTAAATACACGCTCGAATTCTGATTCCTGCGTCATTACACGTGTATCTCAAACGTAACCGCCGCTGCGTCAGCGTAACGCCGTAACGCTTCTAAAGAAGCGCGTTACGTTACGTTACGCATGAACTCGCCTTGCCCCCGTAACTAGTTACGCTAAAATTACGTTCCGTTACGGCGTTACGGTTGCGTAACTAGTCTTCCTTTAACGCAGCGCGCAAAGCTGCCGCATGTCCAATATCCGACATGAACCAACCGTGTTCCGCCTGCGTAACTATTCCAGCAGTAACCAGGAGCTGCACCAGCTTCCCGGCTGGCTTGAGGTATTGGCTGATTGTCGCCTGAGACATCTTGGTATTTTTCTCCAGATATTCGCGCAGCGCCGAACGGGAGACGTAAGGAGCCTCTTCGTAGAGCTCGCAGCCGGACGACCACCACGCTTTTTCGAATAGTTTTCTGAATTCGGTTGTCTTCCCGTCTGCTTTCTGCCTCTTCGGTTCCGGCGTCTCATCACTGAGCGCGAACACAGCTCCGATAATCTCTTGCCCATCCTCGTCATGCCAGCCTAGCGGCACCGGCACGAGTCTCCCGGCGAGCGGCGCAGGAGCTTCGGCGTCTTTCATCTTTTCGCACGTCAGCGCGATAAGACCGTCGTCGTCCTTCGAGACCATGATTGCGGCGTCGAGACTGGCCTTAAACGCAGACGAACCACGCGCGCGCGACTTGGCCCCCTCCCCATGCCCGACGTGGTGATTTAGGGTCACTGCCGCCGACAACGCAGCGGCTACGACGTTGGCCGCGTTGAAAAAATTCCGCACGTCTCTTGCGGAGTTCTCGTCGCCGCTCATGTGGTTGTTGGTTGTGTCAATCGTAATCGACGCAACGGAATCGCTGGTCAATTCCCGCACTGCCGAGATGATTTCCGCCGCGGCGCCGGAAGAATCAAGGTCGATTGCCTTGTTAGAGATAAGGAGATTATCGAGACGAGAGACGCCCCGCGAGACGCACCACGCCTTAACTCGCTGGCGAATGCCGAAATTGCCTTCGCCTGCAAGGTAAATAGCAATTCCCTTGCGGGTCTTTCGCCCGGCCCAATCGAGCCCTGCGGCGATTGAGCATGAGATATCCAGGGTTACGAACGTTTTCCCCGCGCCCGACTCGCCGAAAACCATCGTCGTGCCGCTGGCCGGAACCCAGCCGCGAACGAGCCATTCGAGCGGCGCGGGCTGGTCGAGGTAACTCGTTGCGCGCGTGAAAAAATAGTCTCTCGTCTGTTCTCGCAGACCGGCGAGAAGCTCTTCAGCCGCCTCGCTACCGAGCGCAGCGGCGGCAGCAACGTCGCTCTCAGCGTCGTACCGCGCAACGCTGCGGGCTATCTGTGCGACCTCGCTAGCAGGCAGCGGAACGTCACAGCGCGTCTCGTTTGCCACCGCGATAGCCGCGAGAATCTCAGCCTCGGCGAGCCCGTAACGGCGCATAGCGCCGGCGATGGCCGTTAGCCCGTCGTTGCGATTGCCTCGGATAATCTCGGCACCGACGACGACCGGGGCGCGGGGCGCGGGGCGCATCCCTGCGAGCCACCTCGTCGGGATCGCAAACGGCGCAAGCCCGTCGAACGGGTCGGAGGAGACCTCCCATGCGTACGAGCGCCCCTCGATGCGCGAAGGGAACGCGAGGAAATATCTCCCATCGCTCAAGAGGTCGATTCCCTCGCGCAGCTTGCAGCTCCGGACGCCATCGACGTAGGACGCGAGGTAGTGCTGGCCCCCGCCTGCCGTTAGCTGCATCGCTCCGTTTGGCTCGTCTCCGTGTTCCGCGGTCCACGAGCTCCACGAGTCGTCGCCTCCGTTGCGCGGGTCGATGTCAAAAACGACAAGCCCGGATTTTGAGCCTGCGGCGATGGCGATGTTGAGGTCGTCGCGGTCGGCGAACCAGCGACGTATCTGGTCAGGGTCCGTCGATGCGTCATACACGCCGTGCGCGCAGGCCGGGAGCTTGGAATTTGGCAGGATGGGGAGCACCGGCCAGCCCCAGGAGGCGTATGCGAGCGCCGCTTCAAGGAGCGTCGTCATGGCCGCGCCTCAAGATACGCGCTGAGCGCCTGCAAGGTAGAATGCTTGGGGTCCGTGTTCTTGCCGTCTCGGATGCGCGCGATGCTGTTGGGGTGCAGCCCGGTCGCCTCGGCGACGGCATCGAGCCGCCGGTCCTGCAAACGCTCGCGAATCTCTTGAAAAGTCAACATGGTTTCGTTCTCCTTCCCGCGAGTCTACCACGTTGCGCCTTCTACAGCGCGATAAACTTTTCTTAACTTGGAATGTCAGGGAAAACGCAGGGGATAGGAAAAAACGACACGCAACGGCAAAAAAAAGGATGCACGTCGGCGGGGCATCGCGTAGAGTCTCTTCATCGCCCAAACGGAATCACCCGACCGAGGCGAAGAACGATACGAAGATGCAACGCTTTCAAGTTTTCATCCGCCTGACCAACGGCAACATTGGGCACATCGAGCAATCTGATCTCTCCCTCGCGGATGCGATGGAGAGCGCGCTGGACCTTTTTGGTTCTCGGTTCATCGCGTGCTTCCCCATGTGAATGGCGGATCACCTCCCTACCCAGCCCGCTCCCTTCACAGGGGCGGGCCTTTTGGGTGCAAGCACCTGGAATCACCCAAACGCTTGAAACGAGATTCAGATGAACGCAGCAGAATACGCCATCAGCCTTATTGACGTTCCGTTTGACGCGGTTGCCGTTGACATCGACGGAACGGCATGGAGCCTGATTGACTCTGCTGGCGATTTTGTAGGGCTCGCCACGTGGGAGCAGCTTGAGGAGAGCGTACTCTTTGCCGGCGAGGAAGGCTGGATTGAAGGCCCCGCCGGGCTAAATATCTACGCCGAAGGCAACGTCGATGCCATGCGGCTCGCGCTAGCGGCGTTTCGGTCTGCCTGACCCATCCGCGCAGCCTGACCGCCCCGCCAGCCCGCTTCTCTCACGAGGGCGGGCCTTTCGAGTGCAACGACCAGGAATTTCCCTGAAGGTTGCACTAAGGCATCACATGCAAATCAATAAGCTCCGCGCCTCCTACGCTGCAAAAACTGCAAAATACTTCGCCCTTGCCGCGTCCGCGAAGACGCAGCCGCAAATCAACGCGGCGCACAAAGCCGAAGCGGTCGCCGCGCGCGCTGGCGTCCGTCTCGCCGCTGCGCTGGTGGCCGTCTAATGGCCATCTCAGTCAAACGCACCTCCGCGCTCACCCAGGGCGGCGTTAAAATCCTGGCTTACGGCCAGGCCGGAGCCGGCAAGACGACGCTAATAGCGTCGCTGCCAAGCGCAATCACCCTCTCGGCGGAAGGGGGCCTCCTGAGCCTTCAGGGCGCGGACCTGCCGTACATCGAGATCGCCAGCATGGCCGATCTCCACGAGGCTTACTCCTGGCTCGCCGAGTCCGACGAGGCGCACGGATATGAGTCAATTGCGATTGACTCGATCTCGGAGATTGCCGAGGTCTGTTTGATTGCCGAAAAGCGGGTTGCGAAAGACCCAAGGCAGGCGTACGGGGCCATGATCGACCAAATGAGCGAAGTCATTCGCGCATTCCGCGACCTCCCGCGACACGTCTACGTATCGGCCAAGCTCGACAAGTCAGCCGACGAACTCGGAAAGGTCTCCTACGCGCCCTCGATGCCAGGGGCGAAGCTGGGGCAAGCCCTGCCCTACTTCTTTGACGAGGTGCTTGCCTTGAGGGTTGAGCGGAGCGAAGCCGGCGAGCCGGTGCGCGGGCTCTTGACTCAAGGCGATGGCATCTGGACCGCCAAGGACCGCTCCGGGCGTCTCGACGCCTGGGAAGCGCCCGACCTCGGGGCCGTCATCGACAAGATTGGCGGCGCGAAATGAGCCCTGTTGAGAGGCTCTTCGCGATCCGCGACGAGCTGTATCTCATCCGCGATGTGCGGTCGGACGCGATCGATTACGCCCGCGGCTACGCCACGGGTCAAATCGCCCTGGCCTTGACGGCCATCACAACGGCGGCGTTTATTCTCGACGCCCAAGAGGCAAAGCGCCTTGCAGCCGCGGCGGAGGCTAAAGACGCACATGCAAATGGAGCTTGAAAAGCGCGTTCCGCCGGGCACGTGGGTCTATTTAACCGACCTCACGACGCCTGACGGATTTCTCCTCATCACCTACGCCATGAGCACGCCGGTCGGCGTCGTCCTG